ATCACAGTGTTAATTATGCAGAAGAATCTATTCAAATTATAACAGGAACTGGTTTAAATGGTGGTGGTAATTTATCTTCTAATAGAACATTGTCTGTTGATTTCGGTACTACAGCCGGTACTGTATGTGCTGGTGATGATCCTAGATTAGCATCTACAGGTGGTTTAATTTCACATAATAATGATTACCATAGTGTTGATTATGCAGAAGAATCTATTCAAATTATAGCAGGCACTGGTTTAAATGGTGGTGGTAATTTATCTTCTAATAGAACATTGTCTGTTGATTTCGGTACCACAGCTGGTACTGTATGTGAAGGAAATGATCCTAGACTAGATGGGTCTATAGGCATACATAATAATGATTACCATAGTGTTGATTATGTAGCAGATAGTGACTATAGATTAGAGGATGATAGAACCAGAAAGGCTACTGTTTCCTATGATTTTCCTGAAAGTGGTGATAATGGTGATATGTGGTATCAATTAAGTTAATTTTATAAAATAAAATTTTAATAAAAACCCCCAATAGTTAAAAATGAAAAATAACTATTGGGGTTTTTTATAAATAAGATAAACAAAAATGATATCATAAAGGAGAATTAAATGGCAATATTTAATTATTTAAAAAAAATGTTTTATACAAATGAAGAGCTTGAAGTTATAGATGAATCTTTAAAACAATTTAAAAATAAACAAAAACAATCAAAGGTTCAAGGTGAAGGATATGAAGATATTCATAATATACAGGGGTTTGGCAATATAGGCACTGGATCCTTTAATTTATTTTATGAAAAAAATATTAATAAAGATTTAAAGAATAATAAAACCAAACTTAATGAATATCGTAAAATGTATGATATGCCTGAAATATCTAGTGTCGTAGAAGATGCTGCAATGGAGTCATCACAACAAGATCTTAATGGCGATGTTATTAAATTAGAACTAATTGATGATACTATTAATAAAAATGAAAATATTAAAAAAAATATTCAGGAAGAATTTGATAAATTATTCAAAGAAAGAATAGAATTATCAAAACATATAGAAGATTGGTTAACATCACTTTTTGTGGATGGGAAGATATATATAGAAAATGTTATTAATAAGTCAAGGCCTTCTTTAGGAATACTTGGTGTAAAAAAATTACCATGTGAAACAATGGATTATGATATTGATGCATCTACAGGAAAAGTAACTAATTTTTTCCAATTTCTTGTTGAAAATGCTAAAAAACCGACTACTCCAGAAGAAGCTGAAAATTCAGACAAAGTTATAACTTTTTATCCTCCACAAATTACATTTGTTGACTCAGGGGTATATGGATTAAATAAAAAAGATGTTTTAGGATACTTGCATAAATGCAAACAACCTTTTAATCAATTAAGATTACTTGAAACTTCTGTTGTTATATATAGATTGATAAGATCACCTGAAAGATTAGTATTTAAAATTGACACAGGTAATATGCCTAAGGACAAATCAATGAAATATGTCGAACAGATTAAAAATAAATTTACTAAAAAACAGGTATATGATCCTAACACAGGCAATTTAACTAATAATGCTGATGTGACCAGTGTTCTCGAAAATTTCTTTATGGCTCAATGTTTAAGATTAAATACTGAAATATCTTTAACTAATAATGAAAATAAAACTCTTAAAGAAATTATTAAAGATTTTGATAATGGTATAAATCACCAAGTATATTCTATTAATCAAGACACAGGTGAAATTATTATTGGTGATATTGAGTGGGCTGGCATAACAAGAAAAAATGCTGAATTATTAAGGATATGGCTTGATAATGATGAATATATTGATGTGACCCCTGATCATAAATTTTGTGTATGGGAAAATAATAAGATAATAGAAGTAATGGCTAAAGATCTAACAGAAGAAATGGATATTGTAGAAAATGTCTAAAAAATATACATATAATTATGTTAAATCTTTTATTGAAAAAGAAGGTTATCAATTATTATCAGATGATTATATTAATGCTCATACAAAATTATTAATAAAATGTTCAAAAGGACATGAGTATAAAATAAAATTTTGTTCTTTTAAAAATAGTAAAAATAGATGCAAAATTTGTTTTGATTTAAAAAGAAAACCATATAATAAATTATCATTTAATGATATCAAAAATTATATAGAAAGCAAAGGTTATCAATTATTATCAGATACTTATATTAATGCTCATACAAAATTATTAATAAAATGTTCACAAGGACATAAATTTAAAAAATCTTATGCTAATATTACACAAAATAAAGGATGTCCTTATTGTTCTGGGAGAAAGCGTTACTATAATGACGAAAAAAAATATATTGAAAAAGAAGGTTATCAATTATTATCTAATACATTAAAAGGCAGTTTAAAATTTATATGCCCTAAAGGCCATAAATTTAATACTACTTTATGGAATTTTAAAAATGGTCAAAGATGTATACATTGTTGTTCACAATTAAAAATAAGTAAAGCAGAAAAAGAATTACAAAATCATATTGAAGCATTAGGGTATAATATTATAAGAAATGATAGAACACAGATAATCAATCCTTTAACAGGTTATAATCTTGAATTAGATATATGGATACCATATCTAAATAAAGCCATTGAATATAATGGTACATATTGGCATTCTAAAAAAGATCAAATGATTAAAGATCAAATAAAAATAGATCAATGCAAAGAAAAAGACATTGATCTATTAATAGTAAATGAAGCAAACTGGATAAAAAATAAACAAAGAGAACAAAAAATTATTAAAAATTGGTTAAAATGATTTATTTTAATCTAAAACGACTGATAAAGGTTAAAATATGAAAATAAAAAAAATAGAAAAACTTAATGTTAAGGAAGATACAGGTTGTTTAACAATTAAAAATTATCATAACAATCATAATTTCGCTTTAACTGCTGGCATTTTTGTTAAAAATAGTTCAGATGGTAGAGGATCTGATATTACTTCTATAGGTGGCAATCCTTCTGGTTTTGCAGAATTAGATGATATACATTATTTTCAAAAGAAACTATATATGTCATTAAAGTACCCTATGTCAAGAGTAGTATCAATGCATGAAAGTAGGAATGGTGAAATTGTTTTTGGTGGTAACCAAGATGAAATAGCTAGGGATGAAATTAAATGGGCCAAATTTCTTGAAAAATATCAAAATAGACTTTGCTCTAAGTTATTAGATTTATTTGTTTTACATTTAAAATTTATAGGATATGTAAAACAATACGATTTAGATGTTTCTAAATTAAGAATAACTATGACACCTCCTAATAATTATATAGATAAAATAAATCAATCCAAACTTCAAACAAAGTTTGACAATTATCAAAATTTATCAAACAATGAAGAATTTCCTAAGTCGTTTTTAATGAGGAGATATTTAGATTTTGAAGATGAGGATTTTGAAATGTTAAATAAATGTTGGAAAGAGGATGAAAAATATAATTTAAAACAAGATACAGGGTTTTAACTAATACATTATAACAAAATAGTAAAAACTATAATGATGTTAAGGTTTTTTTAATATTATTATAGGTTTTTTATATTAAAATAGGTAATATAATAAATAACAATGAAATAAAAAATATAATGTAAATATAATTTGTAAAAAGGAGATATAATGGCAGATATAGATAAAGTTAAACAAGCATTTAATGATTTTGAAAATGAAAAATTTACAAGTTCAGCTGATATATTAAGAAAAGAAATAAATAAAGATATTAATAGTTTTCTAAAGGATAAATTACAATTAAAGAATGATCCTTTAGAAATAGAAACAGATGAAGAATAAAGTTGGAATACAATAAGGAGATTTAGATGGCTGTATTAATAACAGAGACAAGTGATAAAATAGTTACTGAATCTATTGGTAAAGATCTTTATGTTTCAGGCATTTTTTCTTCTGCTGGCGTCAAAAATAAAAATGGCCGTGTTTATGAGAAATCTATACTTGATAGAGAAATGAATAAAGTAATGCATCAAGTCAAAGAAAAATCTTTATATGGTCAATTAAATCACCCTGAAAAACCTGAAATAGATTTAGAAAAAGTTGCAATAATGGTTGAAGATCTTCATTGGAAGGGTGACGACATAGTAGGAAAAGCTAAAGTTTTAAATGGCACCTATTGTGGAGGTATTTTAAAGGGGATTATTGAAAGTGGTGGTAGAGTAGGAATATCTAGTAGAGGCCTTGGTACAGTAAATGAAGATGGCAAAGTAAACGAAGATTATAATCTTATTTGCTGGGATATTGTTTCTGATGCTAGTAATCCTGGTTCAAAATATGTTAATGGTATATATGAAGGAAAAGAATTTACTGTTAATAACACATCCTCTGAAATGACAATAGAAGAAGCAAAAAAAGAAGCATATAAACATATATATAAATTTATAAGAGATATTGGAAAAACAATATAAGGAGGATAATTATAATGGATAAAATTCTAGAAATGTTAGGTATTACAAAACTTGACGAGTCTGATCAAGAGGCTCTAAAGACAGAACTTGAGACAATTATCGAAACAAAAGCATCAGAAAAAGCATCAGAAAAAGAAGAAGAAATCAAAGAACAAGTTATTGAAGAAATGGAAAAGAAATTTGATGACTATAAAGAAGATATTACATCAAAATTTTCTAATTTTCTTGATGATATTTTAGAAGAAGAAATTTCTCTTCCTGAAAACATTCTTGAATATGCTAAAATTGGTGAAGAATATAAACCTTTGATCGAAAGTTTCAAAACTAAATTAGCTATTGATGAAGGTATTCTTGATGACGATGTTAAAGCTATTTTAAAAGAAGCCAAAGAAGAAATAGTCTCTCTTACAGAAAAGTTAGATGAAAGCAAAGCTGAAGAGTTAGAACTAGATGAAAAAATAACAAAAATTGTAAATGAAAATCATTTACTTAAAAAGTGTGATGGGCTTACACCTAAACAAAAAGCAAAAGTTTTTAATATTTTAGAAGGTGCAAGTGTAGAAGAAATTGATAAAAAATTCGATATAATTGTCAAAATTAATGAAGAAGATGAAGAAAATGAAGAAGATTTTGATACTAAAGAATGCCCTGAATGTGGTACAGAAAATCCCAAAAAAGCTACGAAATGCAAAGAATGTGGAACATCTTTTAAGAAAGATAAAGAAAAAAATGAATCAAAATCATATATGGAAAATGAAACATTAAATGAAAATGACCCAAAAAATTTATGGTTAAAGGTTCTTAGAGAAAAATCATTTTAAAAAAAATTATAGAAAAATAATTATATAAAAAAAGACACAAGGAGGAGAGTTTATAATGAAAGATATCAAAACACTTTTAAAAGACTGGGGTGAAATTCTAGACGAGGGTAGTAAAATTAGTAACCCTAGAGTTAAAAAAGCCACCGCTGTAATGCTAGAAAATCAAGCAAAATATCTTAGTGGTGGAAATCAAATGAATGAAGCCAATTCATATAATTCAGGTAGTATGGATCCTAATGGTTCAGGATATGCAGGAAATGGTGAGTTCCATAAAATTGCTATCCCTATGGTTAGAAGAACATTCCCTGAACTTATTGCACATGATATTGTAGGCGTTCAACCTTTAACTGGCCCTGTTGGACTTGCATTTGCATTAAGGTTTAAAGCAGATCAACAATATGCAGGTGGTTCAGATACAGAAGTTGGTTATAATACAATTGACCCTGCATATACAGGTACTTATGCAACATCTGCTGCTGAATCTCTTGGTTCTAAAACAGTACCAGATGTAGACGGTCATCCTGGAATAGGTGGTGGACTTGGTATTGGTACAGGTAAAGGTATCAAAGAACTAAGTATGACTATCGAAAAGGCACAAGTAGAAGCAAGAAGTAGAAAATTAAGAAGTAGATGGTCTATTGAAGTTGCTCAAGATATTAAAGCAATGCATGGTCTTGACCTCGAAGAAGAAATGATGGACGTCCTTTCTTATGAAATTACAGCTGAAATTGATAGAGAACTTATTAATAAAATCAGAGCGGTTTCTGCAACTAATCCAAGATCTATTTCATGGGATTATACCTCCGCAGACGGTAGATGGGAAGCTGAAAAATATAGAAACCTTTATAACCTTATTGTAAGAAAAGCTAATCAAATAGCTATCGATACAAGAAGAGGTGCAGGTAACTTTATTGTCGCATCTCCTACTCTATGTGCTGCACTTGAAACCACTAATTCTTTTAGTATCGCCCCTGTTGATAATGATATCAATACCGCGGTAACAGGCATCTCTAGAGTTGGTTCTCTTGATGGTAGACTTTCTATTTATAGAGATACTTTCGCTACTACAGATGATCTAATTATCGGCTACAAAGGACCTTCAGCATATGACACAGGTATTATATATCTGCCTTATATTCAATTAATGACAGCAAGATCTACTTTTGAAGATTCTTTTCAACCTAGTGTAGGATTAATGAGTAGATATGCAATACTCGATAAT